TTCCCAAAATGTTCCCGGGCTTTCTGAAGGATTCGCACCAATTTCTCATCAATCAGGATTGTATCAGAGCCATCATGGCAGGCAAACTCCCTCACCTTGAAATTTGATACCTTGCCATCAATCAAAAGGCTCAGCGCCCCCTCAGATGCCACGGAGTATGTGGCAATGCCGCTCTTCAATGTAATGCCTTTCATGTTATCCTCTTTCTTCCTATTTAATAGTGCTTTTACTTTTTCATATACTGTTGTTCGCCTTGATAGGTATTTGCTCGTGCGCCTCTTGGTGGCTGCATACATAGCCTCTATATCCCCGGTACTCTTCAAGGCATCCGTGGCAATGTTCTTCCATAGAGAGGAATTAGTGCCATATTGGTTCACGCCATCCGCAAAATAAATGAGAGCCCCCGGATCCTTCAATCCATAGCTCTCACCTTTCTTGATATAATTTGTAATATCCTGAATGGCTAACGCATCCTGCGCCTGCTTGCCTTCGGTAGTGCTCAGGAGTGTGCTCAGTTTCTTTGCCTCCTCTGCATTCACGCATCTGCCGCTCCAATCGGTCTGATTGGTCGAAATTTCGCTTTGCAGTGCGCTCCCAAGGATTTCCTTGGCCTGCTGCAAATTCTTGGCCACAATCGTTCTCAGGAGGTTCAGGGCACGGTTTCCATGCCACTGCACCTTGCCGACACTCACCGCCCCATTATCGTTTTTATTTACGGATCCATAATTGCCCTCATTGGCAAATATGATCTCTGTTGCCTTTTCGGTAACCCATGATTCTGCCATAGGATCACTCCTCTTTCTTTGTCTGTTTCATGGCCCACACCGCCGCCTCAATAATGGCATCCAGCTCTGCATCCGATATTGCAATATTTTTCTTGATCAGGAGTGCTTTGAGCAGCTCCACAACCTTTGCCTTTCTTTCCGGGCCGGTTTTGTTCCAATTCGTCTGCTGTATAGCATTCACGGCTGTTGCCGCCCACTCTGCAACCCATGCATACTGTGATGCTTCGATCTTCTCCCGGATCCACGGTATAAAATACCGCATAACAATGGTGATTGATACCACAATCACCGCCTTAATCAAATATAACATAATATCACTCATGACTTTCCTCCTTATCCTTCGCCCTCTTCCGGGGCCTCTGTTTGATTTTTCAATGAGTTCTCATACACAATGCCTCCCGTGGTGTTCTCTGCCTTTGCTTTGGCCGTGTATGCGTAATAGGTGAGCCCTTCGCCCACTGTTGCCCCTATAAGGGCATACAGCGGGGAAAGATCTGCAAAATGCCACATTGCCGCCATAGAGTAAATCTGTACGGCGGTGCAGCTTATAAAGATGTACCACATTCCCAACTTGGATTGTGTTGGCCATTTAATTTTGAGCCGGTATTTTCTTCTTTCAGCTCTCAGGGCTCTCTTTCGTTTGATCTTACGGTTTTTGGCCTTGATCCTTCTCAATTCTGCCTCAAAAGCTCTCTCTTCCCGTGTTTTATACAAAACTCTCACTCTCCATTCAGCCGCTTGTGTAAAGATTTCAGGGAGGCCTCTGTTGCAACCAACCTCTCTCTGAAAACATTCATTTCTGCCCGGAGATCCTTATTATCTGTTTTGATCTCCTTTATGTCACTGCTCATCATTTCCAGCTTTACCATAATAGCTGTTGTGTTTGCAGCGGTTTCCTTGGCCTCTGCCCGTTCCTCTTTGATCTCCTCATCAGCATCTTTTTTCTGATTGCGGTTTTTATTCCACGCATTGAAAAAGATGGCTGAGCTCACGGAGATGGCAGAGATTAGTAATGAAATCTCAATGCTCATATTATTCACCCTTTCCCGGTGATTGTTGGCGTAATTCTTCAGGCAGATTGATACAAGAAATGCAGGGCTTTTGAGATCGTGTGAACATCCAAAACCGGCATTCAGCGCACTTCCCAACTTCCCTGCATTTTTCATTGCATTTCTCCATCTGCCTTTTGCAAATCCCCTCTTGGATATGCAGGCATTTGAAGTTATTCTCTTTCATTACTTCAGCATCCCCACAAGCTCCTGATACTGATCCTCTGTAATGCGATTACAAGCCAAGAAAACATCCAGCTTGTTCATGGTGTTCTCCTTCCATGCTGCATACTCTTCTGTTGTCACTTTGCCTGCCTCATACAGTACATTCTCATTGTTGATGAGTTTTACCATTGCTCTATATGCCATAACCCACTCACCTCCTTTCTACATTGATAATTCTTGCAAACAAACGGAATACTCCGTATTTACAGCTACCTCAGCAAGTGCGAGCTGCTGCTCTGCCACTTGTGCCTTTAATTCCTCATATTCAGGCATGGTAAAGAGTTGAGCCATCTGCTCATATTCTTCATACTCAGAGAGGCTCATAGTTGCTCTGTCGCACTTCCAAAATTCAATCTCAGCTCCGCTCTGTGGATCTGTCTTGGTTTCCCTTTTCACATTCTTATTGAGGTACACGGTTGTTGGGCTTGATGCCTTATCAACGGCCTCAGGCTGCGTTTGCCGGTAGTCCTCCACTGTTACCCATACGATTTTCACGGTTTACCCTCCTTTGGTGTTTGCTTACTAATTTTTTCATAGATTTCACAGATACATATGGCTTTATCCTATCCAAATACACGCCGTATGTGTCCGTATGCTTAAACCATCCCATGCTTGAAATGAATGAGGCGGCCAGCTTCCAGCAAATCCTCTCACTCTTATAAATCCGGGTTGCCTTTCTTACGGCCCTGATCATGATCCCTTTTCTCATGATGGTGCGGTTTTTGTGAAATTCAAAGCCCATGTAATCAAGAGGGCGGCCATAGGTGCTGATCCGATCCTCAACGGTTCCATGGAATCTCCTCACATACCAATTAAAAGCATCCTCTTTCTTCCTGAGGCTTGCTTTTCGGATGAAGAGCTTTCTCTTTTTCTTGTCTGTTTTTATCCGGCATTTTATCCGCTCCCGAATGAGCGCATCTCTTAACTCATACAGATTCTTGATGCTGTCGCAAATCACAACCTTTTCCTCCACCTCATACTCAAAGCGGAAAATCTGCCAATTTGCTTTCATGGTCAAGTGCAGCTCCTCCCTGAGATATGTTTGGATTGCCAGCGCAACCTTGTGAAGTTCCTTTTTATTTGCTCCAAAGCAAACCACATCATCCATATAGCGTGTCATGTACTTAACATGGAGCTTTTATTTGATGTAATGATCCAACGGCTGCAAGAGGAAATTTGCAAACCATTGTGAGGTATAATACCCCAAGGCCAGCCCCATATCACAAGCATCAATGATCAGGAAAAGGAGATCCAAAAGGTACTGATCTCTAAACTTTTTCCTGAGCCACGCCTTCAAAATATCGTGATCTACTGATTGGAAAAAGTGGCGTATATCCATCTTAAAAATGTACTTGGTATTTGCCGGATCCTTTCTAATCCAGCGCTCAATGCGTTTCATTCCCAAATGCGGGCCTCTGCCCGGCACGGATCCAAGCACATAATCATACATACCATGCTCAATGCTTTCCTTTATCCCCTCCACAGCTACATGATGTACCACTTGCTCATATTTATAATCCGGCTTTCGGATGGTTCTCTCTTTTTGGTAATTCCTCTCATTTATTACCACATCCTCATGTATCGGGGGCACAAACTTCCCATTGTATAACATTTCCTGAAGGATTTCGGTGTGTTCCTCCAAGTTGTTGAGCACCTCGGCCACATCTGCTCTGTTCCTTTTGCCTTTGGAGGCATCCATGAAGGCATCCTCTACCTTCTCATCTTTGAGGAAATCATCTATTGGTATTCTAAAACTTTTCATTCAGGTTTCTTTCTTATCACCTCAGGGCTGGTGGGCTTTCGCTTACTGAGCCCTGCCTTTATCGGTTCAATTTCCACTGGTTAGCGTTATTTCAAACGCCTGCGGTGTAGGATAAGGGTGTGCTTGGTTAATGTTCCATTATGATAAGAATGAGGCAGCGCCAATGTTCCAGTTGGAATTAGACACGAGATTGTTCAAATTCACGCAAGAAGCGCCCACATGGAGCCCATTGTTGCAGTTGCCACCCACAAGCGCCCGGAGAGCACGGAGAAACGCCGCACGCACACCCGAACCCCTAAAAAGATGATATACTCCTTTACATTTCTATTTATTGAGGTTTATATGGGGGAAAGCCCCCAAACCCCCTGAGCCGCTTAGGCGGCAGGCTGTTCACAAGAAAGGGCAGCGCCAACGTTCCAGTTGGAACCAGACACGAGACCGCCCAAATTCACGCAAGAAGCGCCCACATGGAGCCCATCGTAGCAGGAGCCACTCACAAGCGCATAATCCACCTGACTTGCATTGAACCAACCGCCATCACAAGTGTACGTTGTTTCTGATCCGCTCATTGTCACCGGCAATCTTCCGTTTTCTGTCATTTTGGTAACGGAACAATACCCGCCTGAAGTACCGCCCATGGTCACTCCGGTGTTGGTGTACCCGTCACCGGTTGTATTGTATGGCGGGCTCATTTTCGTTCTGATTGTTCCCGATACATACATCAGGCCTGCAATTCTCTCCCATGCATTGCCCCACCAATTCTCAATGTGAAATACTTTCATAGCCTTTCCGCTTGCAGAATATCCACAGAATTGGCCCTTGTCTGAAAGTGTTCCGGTTTTCAGGAGGTTGGATGCCTGAGAGCCTCCGGTATAATGGCCATATCCGTATACTTCCTGAGTATTTTCATTTCTTCCCATAAGCAAGAGCAGCATATTGATGAGATTTCTTTGGCTCCATGTTCGGGTATACCATAAATCTCCGTTTGCCTTTGCATAGGTGATCTCATTGGTTCCCGTCTGTGTGTTCATAGTGGTTTGCCCTTTAAGAGATCTTACTTTGCTGCTAATCAAGGAGCCATCAAAGCATGAGAGCCAAATATAATCCATTATGGATCCATCTGATCTCATGAAAGCATCTGCCCGGTATGTATTATCTAACTGCACATTGCAAATATTACAATATTCGTAGTTATCATCCTGCCACTGCTTCAGCCATACCAACGGGATTTTTGCCATGGCGTTTCCGTCAAATGATGTGTTGGAAATATCTGAGGCACTTCCATCTTTCTTTTTGGTGTAATCATCAGGATCCAGCTCATAGGCCGCCTGCCCGTTTGAGCGTACCATATACGGCTTGTTTTCTGTTACAAACCAATACCCTCCAAAATCACCATAAGAAAACTCACCGGTGCTCAGGTTTACCTTGGCCGGAGTATGGCCAACCGCCATCTCTGTATATGTGATTCTCGTTGCCGGATTGCTGTCATTTTTATTGATTTTGAAGCCCAGCAGGATATACGCCTGAGGTGTTGCCGTGATCTGATTGGCCAAATTTCTGTTTACCATGCCCTGATCGCTGTATGAAAATGCAGCAAATGTGTATGGTGTACCATTGGTGAGCCACTCCACAATGAAAGGATCTGATGTGTATTTGCCCGCCTCCGTGCAATCTAAAAGCACCGTGCCATCCTTTTCATTCTGAATGGGCCCGGTGCCTTCTTTCATAACAATCTTTGTTCCTTTCCATGTGCAGAGCGTTTGGCTCTCCACCACAGTATCTCCCGGCTCTGTAAACCGGATTTTTGCGCCGCCATCTACGGGCTGTACGCTGAACATCTTCATATTGCTGGGGGCTATGCCTCCGTGAATATTGTCTAAAATATATTGTACTTCGGGCCAACTCATGCCATTATTACCTCCTCTTTCACTCCATTTTCAATAAATGTGGTTGTTTTCCCTCCTAAATAGGTATCATTGGCATCATATAATGCCTCAAAAATGGTACCATCATCATTGAAGGTGGTCTTTTTCTTATTACCCCATGCATCCACTTCCAAAATACTACCATCATCATTGAAGGTGGTCTTGCCTGAAACAAATCCCATGATCCCTGCATGGATCTTATTCACCTCTGTGGCTCCGAAATCAGAGCCCTTCTCTTTGTATTCTGTTACATCTTTGAAAGAGCTTGTACCATCATCATTGATGTTCTGCTCCCACTTTTTTTCTCCCTCATAATCATCATCTTTGAGGTTAATCGGTAAAACTATCAAAATGGATCCCTCCTTGTTCCTAACCGGAAAGGAAGCCGCCCTTTAACCGCTTTTATCCGGTTCATATTTTCATAAAGTTGCAGGATTGCGCTCTCAATGCGGTTCAAATCCCCATAGGCTATGTATGGCCCATTTTCTTCATATACGATTTTTGTACCAACATCCACATGATAGCTGCCTGCTGCCAGCAGCTCCAAATTATCCGCAATTTGGTTGATTTCATCTGCATATGGGTACTCTTCCTCTGCTTTATCCTCTCCCATATCTTCAAGTGGAAATGGAAAATACAGTGTGTAGGCCAATTCCTTCAGAAATTCAATGTTTCCTTTTATGCGGTTGTAATCACTGCATAGCACATCATCCTCTGCCTGCCAATCAGTTTTTGGCTGCTGCCACATTATTTCTCCCTCCTTGCCTTTAATTTGCCGCTGAGGCTTCCGGTGTACTTCAGATCTGTCTCCTCTACTCTCACCATAAGATCATCCACCACCCGGCTCTCCAAATATATGAGATCATTGCAATCCAGCACTGGATCTCCTCTGTATTCCAAATCATACTCATTTTCCGCTGCGTAATACGCTCCAACCCACTCCACAAGGTTTGCCGCATCCGTTTCTGAGCTGATTAGCGGATTATCCCATGTTTTAATGCTGCCAGTATTATTCAGTTTCGTGGTTGTCTGTGTGGTAGAAATTCCATACTCATAACCTCTGATAGTCAGCACAACATCCGTGGGTGTTGTCGGTGGATCCGTGATGGTTACTTTACAATAATAGGAGCCTATCTGCTCAATTACAGCCCCGCACTCAAATTCCACATCATCAATCAGGCAGCACACGCTCAAATCATGCACCGCATTGTTAAATCCAAACTCATAGGAGATCTGTTTGGTCGGGAGCGTGATCTCTTCGGTGGTAACATCTTTCAGCTCCGTTCCTTTGGTGTAAATGGTGCGGATCACCCTCACCTCTTTCACCTTTTCCAGCTTCGTGCCGCTTGGTGTTTTCTTCAGATCGTCATATGTCAGGTTGTAATCCGTTGCCTCTCCAAATTCCACTCTCTTCAGGTGGATCCGGTTGAATGGTGCTGCCCTTGTAAATTCGATCTCAATTTTATCAACATCCACAAAAGTATAATTCACCACTGTGGTTTGCTTCACCGCCTTGCTTCTGTAGGTGCCTATTTTTTGGCCGTTGTTATATGTTCTTATCAGAAACTCCTCCGGCCACACCGTTCCAAACATCAGATTCATGTTGTAAAAGGTGTATGCGCTTTCCATTGAGAAGGTGATCACCGGGTTTTCATCAAATTGCCCGTTCTCATCCCCTATGGAGGCGCTCACATACCCGGCATCCATATAATTTTGCCCCCTTGGCAGAAAATATTGCTTTCCGTCTGCCTTGGTGTAGCTGCGCTCAAAAGAGGCGTATTCACTATACGGTACTGTTTGGAGCACCTTTTGTATATCTCCGTATGGAGCTGCCTGATTGGCCGCAATGCTTACATCCGGCACGTATGATGTTTTCAACATTATCACGCCATCCCGGCTCTGCATCACCACGCTTCTCCCGGCATTGGCAATGAGCTGTAAACATTCCTTATGCATCACTACCGGGAGTGGATTATACACAATAATATCCTTCAGGTGAGGATCTACCCAATATTTATCCTTTACAATCCCGGCATCCTGAAGTACATCTATGGCTAAATCATAAAGTGAAATGCCCTGAGGCTTGTACTCTCCCCTTTTATACTCATCCTGCATATACTCAAAAATATCCACTGCCTGAAACTTGGCCTGAGTATCATCTGCACTCCAATCTTTCATGTATAGCGTGCCGCCTTTTACCCATTCCATATCTCCATTGTTCAGGGTATAGCCATAATGCACCTCTAACTCTTGCCCGGTGCTCATGTATTGGATTGCACTATCCGCATTATCCACATTGTAGTATTTATCCATGTTTTCAATAGTTACATCAAAATCAATGGCCGGAAGGCTTTCAGAAATCGGGGAAATAATGCTTTTCAGGTTCGCACTCACTATCTTCTCATTATCCATCACAATGCCAATGCCAAAAGTGAGTGTTTCTATCCTCAGCCGTGCATTGCCCTTTAGCATCTTTTTAGCTGTGATTCTCATATAAGTTGCATTGTTAAAGGTTTCCTCTGTCCTGCAAAGTGATCCATCATTCTCAATGCTCACGGTCTTTTCATCCGTTTCCACCGTAAACTCTACCGGGTAAAGTTCTCCAAATTGAATTGTGAGGCCTTTTATATCCACCGGATCCTCTGTTTTGAATTTGATCAGCATACTCGGCTGTTTTCCATCCTTGCAGAGTGCCTCTGTAACTATCCCGGCATTATAATAATTTGCCCCGGGGTGCTCCCGGGGCAGAAAATATTTTGAGCCATCTGCTTGCGTATAACCCCTCTCAAAAGTAGCGTATTTCTTGCTTACGCTCTCATTATCAAGTGGCTTTTTCAGGTTTGAAAAGTATGTGAAACCTCCCGGCTGAACAGCAGAGTTTTCCTGAGCTTTCTGATTGATCAGGCCTATATTGATTTTCATATAGGATTTGTTTCTTGCAAGCTGCTTCATGGCATCTTTGTACTCTGTGCTTACATATTGCATCTGCTTCACCTACATTTCTATAAAATTCAATGAAACATTCTTGTATACCGGTTTTCCATCCTCCCACCCTTTGAAATATCGGATTGGAGTTTTTCGATCTCCGGCATACATGATGAGTGTTCCTTTTTCCCCGGTGTCCGGGCAGAAATATTGTACTGATATGCCGAATTTTTTCTTTATTGCCCTTCGGATCAGCAAATACTCCCCAGCCTCCAATTTGTTCCATTTACATTCCAGCTTATGCACATCCTCCCGGATGATCTGAGTGATCAATTTCCCGTTTGCGTTTCTATCACTGTCTGAAATGTCATAATCTGAAGGTGTCATTTCTGAAGGATCCGGGAGGGAGATTCCCTCCACAATAAGGATCCCGGTGTTACTTCTCGCCGCCATGTGGTTCTCCCTCCTTTATGCCGGGCTCATTTCATAGCCCTTCCTTCGTCTTACCTTGTCGGTTTGTTCCACAAGTGTTCTGCCATCAATCTGCACCACTGTGGTGATGGTCTGCCAATCTTCGCTGCCGGTGCCCTCAAACATCTCAAAGAAGCCATTCAGGCTGCCAACAATCATCTCTCCCAATCGGTTTGCTATCTGATCCATCCAACCGGTATTTTTTTCAAGTGGCACAATAGCCTCTTTCCCCGCCTCGCCTGCAATCAGAGGAGTTGCGCCATCTACAACGCCACCCATGGCCAGCCTTGGCAGAGATACCGTGCTCAGTGTCGGGATGTTAAAGCCAAATGTTTTGCCTCCAAACTCCGGCACCCAATCAGGAATATCAAAGCTCAGATTGTTCAATGCTTTGATTACAGTATTGACACCGTTCACAACAGCATTTGCCATCCCCTCTACTCCTCCAATGATGGAATTGATCACGCCTTTTATGGTGCTCCACATGGAGTTGAAAATGGTGGTTACTGTGGTTTTTATGCTTGTGAAAACTGTGCTGAATATTGTTTTTATTGTATTCAGCGCTGTGCTTATTCCAGTTTGGATTGTGGCCAACACCATTGTTATAGTTGACCTTATCGCATTAAATATTGTTGTTACTGTGGTCTTTATGCTTGTGAAAATCGTACTGAATACGGTTTTTATAACATTTAGCACGGAGTTGATCACTGTGCTCACTGCGGATATTACTGAGCTTATCACTGAATATATAGCATTCCATACGGTTGATATGATTGCATAGATGGCATCCCAAATCCCTTTGAAAAATGTCTTAATGCCATCCCATGCCTGCTGCCAATCTCCGGTGAATACACCCACAATGAAATCTATTAAGCCGCCAAGTGCATCAAATATCCCACCAATCACATCTGCTACAACCCCAAATACTGTGAGCAGTATGCTTCCAATGTATTCCAGCCTTTCCGCTACGATTGGGGCCACATTTTGGATATACCAATTAAAGAACGGCACAAGAAGCTCATTCCATATTTTAGTGATTCCATCCGCAAGCGTTCCGATCAGCTCTAAAAATTTATTTATCATTGGTTGCAAGTGCTGATCCATGAAGGTTCCAAACTTCTCATTCAAACCATCCAGCACCGGCAAGATGTAGGTCTGATATGCCGCCGTTATTGTTGCCGTAATAGAGCTCAGCCCCGTGGCCAGCGCATCAAACATTGGCTTCAGGTGTGCATCATACACCTCTGAGGCCTTTGAAACCGTTTCATCTACCACTCCCTTGATTGTTTCCAAGGTTGTGGCTATTACCCCAAGCGTATCATCAAGAGCCTGCTTTAGTGCTGCCTGATTATCAATGAATGGCCTTGTGATCACATCCAATACATCACGACTTGCCTTCATGCACAGCTCATTTACACCCATCCAAGCATTTGCAAATA